ACTAAAGCAAATAAAATTGAAATTAAAATTGTTTCGTTCATAACTTTATTATATCACAAAAAAGGGAAAGGAGCACTATAGACGAATCGAACGCCTGAAATCACATTACAAGTGTGATGTTTTACCCCTAAACTAATAGTGCTGGTAAATTCTCCGGTAAAGATTCGAACTTCAACTAAAGGCACCAAAAACCTCTGTGCTACCGTTACACCACCAGAGAATATATTCTAATTATACCACAAAATAGCCCGTAGGAGGATTGAACTCCTGGTCTCCTCAGTGAAAGTGAGGCATCTTAAACCACTCGACTAACGGGCCATATGTTTAGATTATACCTTATTGTTTTGGAACTTCAAGTTTTCCAAATTTTATTTTTTCCCAATCTCCTCGGCCTGGTTTTTTAATACCGTAAAGTTTACACCATTTATTCACCGCATTGTCACTAACACCTAGCATTTCTCCAATTTTTACGCAAGACATTTCCCAAACTAATTTTTCTAAAACTTCTTTATCAGGTCTTTTGGATATTTTTATGACAGGTGCATAACTCACTACTGGCTTTATTTCTGGAATATAAGTTTTTCTGATTTCATTTTGAAGAGAAACATATTCATCTAATTCTAAGAAACCTGCGTGAATTTCAGAATGACAATTAGAACAAACTATAATACATTTATTAAGTTCAATTTGTAAAACTTCAAATGGCTTGGTCATATTGCTGGAAAAACCAAATTCTTTTTCGTGTGGTTCTATATGATGAAAGTGCAGTGCAGAAATACATTTGTCATAATTACAAACTATACATTTACCACCCATATATTCAACTGCTTTAAGTTTTTTATTTTGTCTTGATCGAGTTGTCCGACAAGTATTGCAAATACTTTTATGCTGTTGATGCCCTCCTGGATAATCTTTTTCACAAATACGACAAGTGTTCATTACTGGTTTTTCTTCTGTTAAATTCAATTGTTTTGTATTATGTTGTTTGAAAGGAGAGCATTCAAAACAATACAATCGATTATTCATTGTTTTAAGTTGACCTTCCAAATATATTCTTGTAGGTATTATGTTTTCGCATTTTTTGCATTTTTTCATATCTAAAATTCCTTAGGTAGTATTTATTGATGTACTGCCAATATTATATTCGAATCAAAATCAATTATACCCTTTAAACAAGAAAAACCCCATACAAATGTATGGGGTTTTTTAGCTCCAACTGCTGGGATCGAACCAGCGACCGATCGGTTACTTACTACTATAGTTTTCACCACCAGATTAATCTGTTTGTAGTCTGGACTATACCATCATCCTTAGCATAACCTAGTAGGATGTCGTCATTATAGTCTCTGCACCTTCCCTTACGGGCTTGGCTCAGTGTTGACATATCTTTCGACTTAGTTTTCACTGAATTTCGACAATTTTCTATATTAAATTACTCTAATAAGCTGCTATCTGTTCACAGCCGATTGCTCTTCCGCTGAGCTAAGTTGGACCATCAAAACAATTATACCTTAAAATTAATCGCAAGCAACTTTAAGGATAATAATTGTTGATACTACTACGATTAGTCCAAAGACCAAATTTACAATATTAGTTTGATTTTTCATTCTTGCTATCAGAATATCTATCAAAACGATTTGAGAGGATCATAAATGTAGGAGCCCAGAGTCCGACAAAGATTCCAAATCTTTCTCCGTGTGCTTGTGCTTCCATTGATTTTCCGCCAGTGAGGTACCAGATTGCGATTGATCCAGCGATTGAGACGAAGCCTAGCACTAAGCATACTAAGCTGAGATTTTTGAATTGATTAGCGTTCATATTTTTATCATACCATAAAAATCAAGAAAACAAGTTTGGTTGTTAATTAATTTTGAATTTTATAAGATTATCTATTACTTGCCAAATATGTACATCTTGTTCTTCTTTCTTTTTTTCATCAGATAAAAAAGAAAAAAGAATAAATGATAGTAATTGTGTGTTCATTAGTTGCTCATCATCCTTTCTATTGCTACTTGTTTTTTTGATTTGGCTGTTGAAGTGTAATAATTTTTCTTTGATGCGTCAGACATCATATGCATAGCTTGAACACATTCTCTAATTTGAGATGAATTTGAATTTTCTTTCACTGGTTCTGGTTTGATTGCGTACCCTATACTGCCACTTACCACGATGAGCATAAAGTAAAAAAATATTTTTTCAATGTTAGTTTTCATAATACCCTCCTTCAAATAAAAAAGCCCTATTCAAAAAAGAATAGGGCTTCAATGCACTGTAAATAGTATACAGTGATTTAGTTTTGATTGCCTGGTAGTTTTATTAAGTTATTGTTATATTGCTTTCCAGTGAGAGTTGTGAACCTTGCTATTGATTGTTCATAGTAATCAGGATCTATTTCACATCCCTTAAAAATTCGTCCAGTATTTTCGCAAGCTATCATTGTGGATCCAGCGCCATTAAAGATGTCTAATACTGTTTCTCCTGGGTTTGTGTAAGCTTCTATAAATCTTTCTAGTATGCTGATTGGTTTTTGTGTAGGATGCCAATTACAATATTCTTTGCTAGTTGTATGGTTATTCTTTTCCCATACACAGGTTGGGATAGTTCCTTGTTCGTATTCTTTTCCCGTTCTAATGTTTACTTTTTGTTTTCTTTCTGTTCTTACTTTATCAGCATTAAAAGTAAATGTTTTTTCTTTAGAGTAGCACCAAATAAATTCGTGTTTTCTAGCAAAATTTGTTTTGCTTCTTCCTCCCCAATTGTAAGACCATATAATTTCTGGCTGTTGGAAGAAGTTTGGTAGTTTGTCTAATATTTCTAATCTATAGCGCAAGAATGTATTGTATTTTAAAGTTCCAAATACACACATCATCTTATTGGGTTTTAAGATTCTTGCGCATTCTTTGGTCCATTTTTCGCACCAATCTAAATAATCTTGGTCTGAATTCCATTGTTTGTCCCATCCTTTTCCTCCATCAAATCCAATAAAGTATGGTGGATCTGTAAGAATAAGATCAACAGAATTGTCTTGCAATGTTTCAAGATATTCGATACAATCTTTATTTAAGTATTCGTGCATAAGATAATTATACTTAAAATTTATCTTGTCGCTATTAGAATTATCAAGTATCCTATGATGCTATATCCGATAACAAATAAAGCATCACGTTTTCTATCTCTATCGTTCATACTTTCCCTCCAGAAGAATCTTTTATTTCATTGTTAATAAAAGATAAGTGATGAAACCGATTGCAATAAAAACAAACAATCTACGAACTTTATTCAACTTCTATTTTTTAATTCATTATTACAAACGTCGATAAGTCTATGAATTGTTTCTTTAGGCAGTTGTTTGACAAGATCTTCCATACTTTTGCTTTCCCAATCTCCGACAATTTTGTTTGCAAAAGGAAGTTTGTTAAGATTAACTTCTGGCACTCCGGCTGCTTTCTTTAATATGTTTGAAAAGATTGACATAATTTTTTCTCCTTTTTGTATTGTGATTTTAAATTTGTATCACATTAATATATTCTGTTATATTGTGTTGTTTGCTTTCGTGTGATATTAAGGATTTGAGGTGTGAAAAATGTTTGCTAAATCTTGGAAACATATATTCGTTTGTGAGAGTAATATGATTGATCCGCAGCCAGGTTATATGGGTAATTATCCTGGTTGTCATATGTATGATAATCATCTTAAAGCTCTCAATTTTGCTTTGTCTAATGGTTGGGAATTAAGTAAGAATACTCCATTAGACATTCATAGGTTTCTAACTCGTGGAATTCCTTATTTTGAGGAGAGGAATAGTTCTGGTCAATATCGTCTTGTGGATGTTTGGATTGGGCACGAATTATGTCCAAATTCTTTAATAATACCTTCTCTTATGGAGCGTTGGTATCAGTTTGCCATAGACATAATGAAAGAGGTTGAGAATAGTTCAATTAATCCTCTTGACGCTGCTTTGTACATTCATCATTTCTTTCAAGTGGTGCATCCTTTTATTGATGGAAATGGTCGTACTGGTAGATTATTGATGCAGAAAATTCTTAATGATTTGGGAGAGGATCCTGTCATTATAAGTTTTGATGCTCGTTCAGAATATTATGAATCAATTCAATATTTCCGTGACAGTTATTGGGCAGATAATTCTTTAGATTATGATAAAATATTGTCAGATTTGAAGATGGGAAATTTACTTAATGACTTTCAATTGTGATCAGATTGTAATATTTGATCTTGAGGCTACTTGTTGGGAAGGGCGAGAACATTTTCATAAGTATCGTGAAGTTATCGCCCTTGGAGCTTGTATCTTAGATTTAAAAACTTTGGTAATTAGCAACAAATTTAATGTTGTTTGTAAGCCGATAAGAAGTGAAATTTCTGAATACTGCACAAAAATCACTGGCATTACAAAAGATCAAGCTGAAAATGGCGAAGACTTTGGTGAAATGTGCAAGATGGTGATGAAAGAATTAAACACAAAATCTATACCTTGTGCAGCTTGGGGTAATGATGATGAGAAGATGTATTCTGAATGTCGTGAAAAGCAGTGTAGATATCCTTTCTCTAATGAGTACTTAAATATATCTTTGCTCTACAGTTTGGTAATGGGAAAGCCTTATAATAATGGGCTGGAACGATCTCTTGCTGAATTGGGAATAAAGTTTGTTGGCGAAAAGCACGATCCTTTTTGGGATGCTTATAATGCTGCAATTGTCTTGAAACATATTGTGGAGAAGAGTCGTGAAATTATTTAGTCAAATTATTCGTCCACTAATTGATCTTAATTTAAAAGTCAGATCTAGAAGATGGCCTGAAGCTTATTACATTTACAGGGATGAAGAAAAACTTATGGACAATTTAGGAAATCTGTTTTATTATTCCTGGGAAGATTTCATTAGGCTACATACACATATTTTAGATAATTCTGGACCTGTTTGGGAAATTTATGAAGAAGTGGAATTTGACAATTTATAAGTAGAGGTGTCTTAAAAACAGAATAAAACAATAGCTCTCGTTCAAAAAAATAAACCTGGGGAGGGATTAAAAATGAAGAAAGCTATTGTTTTATCGTGTGTTTTATACATACTTATTTCCTGTGTGTGGGCTCAAAAACCACCACAAGTAAAAAATTTTTCATCTCAAGTAGAATTATGCTATTGTGTTGGTACTCCATCTAATTATCACGTCAAAATGAGATGGGATTTAATACCAAAAGTAAGTAGATATTTTGTTTATAGAGTTGCCCAAGGTGTAAAGCCTGACTACAATAAACCCTATGCTAAACTTACAAACAATGAAAATATTTTCATTGATAGAAATGTCAAGTATCAGCAAAAATGGGACTATTATGTTTGCGGTGTAGTGCCTAGTGGATATTTACAATTA